CGACCGCACAATATCATCGGCAGTAAATTCAATTCTTGTAAATGCCTTCATGTGATGTGCAATATCAAAGAATTTAAGAATACCTGATACATCATTTTTCTTTTTATTCAAGTCAGTTTGTCGATAATCACCACACCAGATAATTTTTGAACGATAACCAACACGGGTCATTACTGTATCAATTTCTTCAAAGGTCATATTCTGCATTTCATCTACAATAATAATGGCATCGTCAAAACTCATTCCCCGGATGAATGATGTAGATATAAACTCAATGTGGTGTTGTTCTTCTAACCTTAGATATGCATCGTGGCGACCAAAGAGTGTGTGACAGATTTGGCGATATGGTTGTTCGTAGATATCCATTTTCTCATCTACATCACCAGGCAGATGACCAATCTCACGGCTTTGCACCGCAGACCTTACGATAATGATTTTGTGGAATGGATTTGCTTTGTCAAGGACTTCTTCAATTGCTTTGTATAAGGCACAGAATGTTTTACCTGTACCTGCCACACCGTGAAGTGCGATGAAGTAGTCTTGTCTTTTGTAGGCATCAAAAAATAGTTTTTGATTTTCTGTAAGAGGTTCGAATGTTTTTAAGTCATCAATCCGTATTTTCAGATGATTGGTTGATTTGGCTGTTGTGTTAATAACTTCAGTATTTGCTACTTGCTTACGAGCCATGCGTAGTCCTTTTCGGCGATTATTGTTAATTTTTACCTTTTTGCTGACTTACTAGGTCATTAAAAACTATAAGTATTGGTGTCCTCCGTTAAGATTTGAATACATGGTCCTTACGAATCTTACAACTCACCCACTCATTATAATAAGCATCACTCATTAATGCATGGCGACTGAATATCTCATATGTTTCCCAATAACTGCACTCACTTCTGGATTTGCAAAGATGCAGAACCTCACGGGTATAGTTTCCACTCCCGTTTTCTTTAACTTCTTCTTGTAGTTTTTTGTTGGAACCCCAATAGTTTTCCCAATCAGAGGATTTACGAATCTTTTTTCGTTTGCCTTTGACTTGGCGAGTGGCCGCTTTGGTAAAGAATTTTTTACCAATGTATTTGCGGCCTGTTGGGTTGTGCGTAATAAGATAGACGAATCCAAAATTGTCGTTTATATCTTCTTCTGTAAACTCTTGTGGTGTATTATGAAAGTACCATGTCATACTGGTACTTATTCATCCTCTTCCACATAATCATCAATATCAACAATCATTTCACAACAAAATGGGCAATAATGCGGCGAATCTTCTGCTTGATTCTCATCGTATTTGATTGTGAATTCAGAACCGCAATTATCGCAAATATGATGTAGAGATGCCATTAGTTACACCATGATTGTTTTGCTTCACCAAAATACTCTCTAGCGAAACCATTTTGAATTAAACCTGTGCGTAGTGACTGACCATCTAATACAATATCTCCCAATACACGACCGCCGAATTTATCCCAGCCGTAGAGCGTAACTTGACGCTTAGTGGATTTTGTAACTGCGTTTTTTGTAAATTCAGTAGCGGCTTTTCCTCTGGCATCTTCAGAAGGGCATTGAGCTCTAAATCCTTTTTCTGGAGTGTCAACGCCGAATATTCTGACGGCAAGCTCAGGTTTAAGTGGTGCGGGAAGAAAAGGTGCCGCTATGACCACAGTATCGCCGTCATTTACACGGACAATCTGAGCGTCATAGGTTACCCCTTGTGGTGTTTTTTGTGCGTGAGCCGGTAATACAATTGCAGCTGTTAATGCTAAGAGAAGATAAAATTTCATGCTAATGCCTCTTTAAATTGTTTTGTTGAATTTTCCCATGTCCATTTTTTGGACGATTTATAAACTTCATTGCGATTAATCTGATAACATGCCGTCACCGAATGTTGTAAATTATCACTATACATTCCATTATACATTGGTTCTATAACTTCTAAAGGACCTGGTTGTATGTATGATGCCACAGGCGTACCACATGCAATTGATTCTAATATCACAATACCAAATGTATCGGTCTTTGATGGAAATACAAACACATCTGCATTTGCAATCCATTCTGCCAATTCAACACCTTTTTTAACTCCAAGAAATATAACATTTGGATATTTTTCTTTAAGTGTGTTGAGATATGGTCCATCACCAATCAATACTTTGTTGCCTTTTAATTGACAAAAATCATCTAATCCTTTTTCTTTTGAAACACGACTTACGCATACAATGTAATTTTGTCCGTTTGGAACTAATGAACGCCTTTTTGAATTAAAAATTTTTGTATCAACGCCTCTTGTCCATACTTTTAAATTTTTAAATTTCTTTTCTTCCAATTCATTTTTTAATTCTTCTGTTGGCACCAACACTTGTTTGGAATCTTTATGAAACCATCTTAGGTATTTGTATGTAATGCCTTCAGGTATGCCATATATCTTTTTTAAAAACTCAGGGAATTTAGTATGATAAGAAGTATTGTAAACAATCCTATGTTTGTTAAGATAAAATCGAGCAAACAAACCAATAGGACCTTCCGTGGCGATGTGTATATGATCCGCATCCATCTCCTTAATCTTCTGGCCGATTTTCCAAGGAAGGCTAAGTTTAACTTCAGAGTAGCCTGGACAATCAAAATACTTGAACTGCCTGGGATTAAGGTATAAAACGCTATACCCATCCAAAACAAGATTCTTCTCAATATTTGTAAAGGTCGTAACAACACCATTGACTTGGTCTGGTAGGTTATCAGTTATTATTAATATTTTTTTCATTCTGTATTAATTCTGTCCAAGTTATAATTTCCCATTTACCATTCATATGTTCTACTAATGAGGTGCAGGATTCAACCCAATCACCATCATTCATATACATTACGCCATCAATTTCTTTTATCTCTGCATGATGTATATGCCCACAGATAACACCATCATATCCTTTTTTCTTACAATGTGTTGCAAGATTTCTTTCAAATTGAAACATAAAATCTACGGCTCGTTTGACTTTATATTTTAGATAACGACTTAATGACCAATAACTAAGGCCAAATTTGTGTCGCCACCAATTAAACTTACTGTTTAGATTTAATACAAAATCATATGCCGAATCACCTAAAAAAGATAACCATTTAGCAATTCTTGTAATGCCATCAAACAAATCACCATGTGTTACAAGATAGTGTTTACCATCAATACCAATGTGTTCAATTTGATTACATATCTCTACTTGACCAAATGTAAGACCATATGGTATCATTGGTCGTAAAAACTCATCGTGGTTGCCTGTAACATAGACAACCTTTGTTCCTCTTTTAGCGTAACCTAAAATACGCCTCACAACATTTGTATGGGATTGTTTCCACCGCCACTTGTTTTTTTGAATCTTCCACGCATCAATAATATCACCTACAAGATATAGAGTTTCACAGGTGTTATGTTTTAAAAAGTTATTCAGTAATTCGGCTTTACAATCTTTAGTTCCCAAATGCACATCACTAATGAATATGCTTTTGTAATGCATTTATTTTACCAACTTTAAAAATTTGAATATATTGAACCACATCCAACCAATGTCAAATTCTAACCATTTTCTACTCAATTTTGGATTTGCAGGGTCACCATGATGATTGTTGTGCAATTCTTCACCACCAATTAAAATACCCCAAGGAATTATGTTTGTTGATTTGTCTTTAGTGTCATAGTTCCTGTAACCATAATAATGTCCTATGCCATTAATCACACCTGCAGCCCAAAATGGAATCCAAATCATTTGAACTGCCCAAACCCAAATTCCCCACCACGAAAAGAAAAGTAAATCTATGAGTAACAATAAAGTAACTCCAGCGTATGGAAATTTAGAGTATATATTTTTTTCAATCCAATCATCTGGTGTACCAACACCATATTTTTGAACCATGTCTCTGTCTTTTGATGTTTGTATGTAGTAATAAACACCACTAAACAATATAGACCAGATACCTTCACGATGTGGAGAATGTGGGTCACCTTCAACATCAGTTTTTTGATGATGT